CTTAAAAATTTCTCCGGGGGTCAAAATGCCAGAACAATTCTGCTCGGGAAAATGCCTCGGGTCACAGATTCACCTCCTGTGTTATTTAGGGTTTTCTGCCATGATCTTTCTCCTGCCGAGATTGCCTCCTATATGGCCTATCCGTCTTTCCGTCCTTTCTTTCCATAAAACCCGAGGCATTTTTCTGGGCAGAATTGTTCTATAACTTACTAAATCTATCTGAGAGGAGGTAGAAACCATTGGCAAAAGCTGCTAATGACAAGACGAAAGCCAAGAATCGTCCGGCCCTGTCAGTAGAAGCTAGGGAAGCACACCTTATTTCCCTCGCTGAGGACCTAGCAGAGCAGCAATTGAGGGATGGAACTGCTTCCTCTCAGTTGATTACTCATTATTTAAAGCTTGGATCTACGCGCGAACGGCTTGAAAAGAAACTTCTTGCCGAGCAAGTCGAATTGGCATCTGCTAAGAAAGATAATATTCGTGCGCAGGCCCGTCAGGACGAACTTTTTGAAGCAGCTAGGAAAGCTATGCAACGGTATAATGGTGACATAGATGAGGAGGAGTACGATGAAGACATATACTGAGCTTCTTAGTATTCCTGACTATATCGGCAGAGTTGAATATTTGGAAACGCATTCATACATTGGCGAAGAAACTTTTGGATGGTCTCGATATTTGAATCAGGCTCTCTATCACTCGGATGAGTGGCGAAAGTTTCGAAGAGATATTATCATTAGGGATGAAGGCTGTGATCTCGCACTTCCTGGTTATGATTTGGAAAGTAGTGATATTATCATTCACCATATAAATCCAATTACACCAGAACAGATTGAAGCTCGAGACCCTGTAATATTCTCTAAGAACAATGTTGTTTGCGTTTCTGATAGAACTCACCGATTCATCCACTATGGTGGCATTCGAAATGCTATATTTCCAGTGCTGAACCGTACACCTAACGATACCTGTCCATGGAAAAGACCGAAAGGAGGGGATCGCTAATGGGCGTGTTTACCCAGGCTGAGATCGAATCGAGTATTCTGCTTTCCATCAAGAAAGCCATCGGGGCGGCCCCTGATTATACTCCCTTCGATGTTGACATTATTATGCATATAAACTCGCAGTTAGCAAATCTCTATCAAATCGGTTTGGATGCTGCTAAAAGCGTTGTTGTGGATGGACCCGATCAACTTTGGACAGATTTGATTCCTGCTGGCGATTCTCGTCTCCAGTTTGTGAAGACATATATTTATGCCAAAGTGAAGATGATCTTTGATCCGCCTACTTCGACTGCACAGATGCAAGCTTTAAAGGATGCAGCCGCTGAATCTGAATTCAGAATTGGTGTTGCTGTTGACAAACCTTATGATGATCTGAATCCTGCCAGCCCCGTTGCTACTGGGGATCACTCTGTTCTTAAGAATCGTGATCTTCCTAATCAGCATCCCATCAAGGCCATTACGAATTTGGATGAGACAATCCAGAAGACGAATACCAGCCTGAGTGAGAAGCTGAATAAGTCTAGCGCGATGACCGAAGCTCAGATTGATGCAATCATCAATAAGTCTCGCTGGAAGAAATCGACGAGGTGATTAAATGGCCGCTAATAACTTTCTTGATCAAGCAGGTCTAAGTTATCTGTGGACGAAGATAGCCAATGCGATTTCTACATCTGCATCTGCTATGGAAAAGAAAATTCCTTCTAAAGTATCTCAGCTTGAAAACGATAAGAAATATATTACTCTTGCTGAAGTTCCTTCTGATATAGCTATCCCTGCAGAAACAATACAAGCAATTGTAAATGGCACATATTCTTAAAGAAGGAGGTAGATTATGGCTACTCCTAATTTTCTTGATCAAGCCGGTTTGGGATATTTATGGACAAAGATAACTGATGCAATTTCCACGTCTGCATCTGCTATGGAAAAGAAAATTCCTTCTAAAGTATCTCAGCTTGAAAACGATAAGAATTACATTACCCTTGCCGATGTTCCTGATGGAGTTGCGGCATCCAACACGGTTCCTAAGGTCGATTCTGGATCTGGCAGTGTTGGTACTGAATCTGCATTTGCAAGAGGCGATCACGTTCATCCAACTGATACAACTCGACTCGCAACGAATGGTGATGCCTCGAGCGTAACAGTTACATTCACAGCCCCTAATAAGCGAGAAACCATCGTCTCTGGTGAATCATTCAACACCATTGCCGGTAAGATTCTGAAGTATATGAATGACTTTGGAAGTTGCGCATTCAAGAGCATGATTCTGAAAGACGATCTTGCACCTTCTGTCAAGACCTCTCTTGAAAAAGCAGATACAGCACTTCAGTCTTATACCGAGACTGACCCGACGGTTCCTGCATGGGCCAAGTCTCCTACTAAGCCGACTTACACAGCCGCTGAAGTTGGTGCATTGAGCCTTGACGATGCTAATAATAACTTTGCTAAGAAGTCTGATATCACGAGTATTTATCGTCCGAAAGGTACCAAGCCGACTTATGATGACCTCCCGACTACTGATAATGAGGTCGGCGATGTGTGGAACGTCGCGTCGGATGACATGAACTACGCGTGGACTGTTGATGGCACTTGGGATCCACTTGGTTCCAAGATTGAGATTAGTTCGATCAGTAATGACATGATTGACCAGATTGTTGCTGGAACAAGTGAATGATGGAGGTGACCTCAAAATGGCTGCCTTCCTTGATCCCGATGGTCTGAATCTATTTTATGGTTTAATTGCTGCAAAGTTTGGAGCAGGCGCCGCGACTGGCTCTATGGATTATTCCAAAGCAACCTATACTGGTGATGGGAAAACTGCAATCGCGGATCAGCTTAACATTCCAAATCTGAAACGAGCAACTGATTTAAATGCTAGCCAAATGGATTTGGCAATTATTTCTGGAACGCCAAAGAATGAGAATGGCGCTGATAGCTTTGGAATTATTTGGGGCGGAACTGGGCTTACAGGTGTTGGAATAAGTGTTTATCGTGATTACGATGCCGATATTCTTACTGTTTCTATGCTGCGAAGAGTTCAACTCTATGCAACATATCTGGATGGAGTTCCTTATGGAAGAATTCAGTTCAATCAGTTGCCTAGCGGTTTTACCCCATATGATCCAGCATTCACAGCATTGCAACCAGACTATGCAAAAGCCATGCTTCGTGATGCCAATACGTATTATACGATTGGTTTGTTCAAATTCAGCAATTCTGTAATTAATAGCCAATGAATTACATGATGCTTAAATTTTTAGCATATTTACTCCTAAGAAAGGAGGGCTTACATGGCTGTATATGGCGATGAACTTTACCATTACGGCGTTCCGAGGAAGTCGGGTCGGTATCCGTATGGCTCTGGAAAAGAACCGTATCAGGACAACCCAAAAAAGCGTCGTTTGAACAAAGATGAATCTGCTCCGAAGGCGACCTCAAGAAGACCTGAGAGCATTTGGGCAAAGCATCGAAGATTGCAAGCTGAAAAACGTGATGCAGAGATTCGAGAAGCTAAACGAAAAGCTGCTGTTCGGGCAGAAGAAGAGCGAAAGAAAGAAGAAGCCGCTAAACCACCCAGTCAGAAAGCAAAAGAAATGTCTGATGAGGAATTGGTTCGTGCAATCAACCGGCTTCGACTTGAGCAAACATATATGAGTATGCTGAATCCTTCTAACCAGCAATCTCAGCAACAGCAGGCACAGCAGCAAGCCCAGAAAATTAAGGCTACTGTTGATAAAGGTAAGCGATTGATTGATAAGATGAAATCCGGTTCCAAAGATATCGCTGATCTTTCTCAAAATATTGGTAATATTATGGGCGGAGCACAGAAAGCCTATGCTAATTATCAATCGATCATGAAGTTGATGGATATTGAAAAGAAGCGAAAGGGTGGCTAATGTCAAAGTATCTATCCAACACTGCAGTGCCTCGCTACTACGGCGAATTCCGGGAGAAGGTGCTGGCAGGAGAAATCCCCGTCAATCGAGAGATATCGATGGAGATGAACCGAATCGACGAACTGATTCGGAACCCGGGCGTATATTACGATCCGGCTCCTGTTGAGGGTTGGATCGCGTATTGTGAAAGCGAACTCGTCTTAACAGATGGATCCGACTTTGAGATGATGGATTCCTTTAAACTTTGGGGCGAACAATTATATGGTTGGTTTTACTTTGAAACTCGGAGCACTTATGTTCCGGATCCTCAAGGTAAAGGCGGTCGATATGTTACCAGAAAGTTAAAAAGAAGACTTATCCATAAGCAGTATCTGATTGTGGGGCGTGGCGCGGCGAAATCTCTCTATGATTCTTGCGTACAGTCTTATGGTCAGATTTGCGACACGTCAACAACTCAACAGATTGTGGTGGCGCCGACTATGCGGCTTGCCGAAGAGACAACCACTCCTCTGGTAACGGCAATTGCGCGTGCACGTGGGCCTGTCTTTAAGATGCTTACTGCTGGGTCTCTGCAAAATACAACCGGAAGCAAAGCAAATCGCTGTCAATTGGCATCGACCAAGAAGGGCATCATGAACTTCATGACGAACTCATTGATTGAGATTCGGCCTTTGAGTATTGATAAGCTTCAGGGCTTACGATGCAAGTATGCAACAGTCGACGAGTGGCTTTCTGGCGAAATTCGTGAAGATCCTATTGGCGCTATTGAACAGGGTGCTTCAAAAGTCAAAGACTACCAGATCGTGGCAACTTCTTCTGAAGGTACTGTACGAAATGGTGTCGGCGACGCAATCAAAATGGAGTTGCAATCGATCCTAAAAGGCGAGTATCAGAACCCGCATGTCTCCATTTGGTGGTATAAACTTGATAGCATTGACGAGGTCAATGACCCGGCGATGTGGATTAAGGCAAACCCCAATATTGGAATCAGCGTGAGCTATGATGCTTATCAGCAAGATGTTGAGCGTGCCGAAAAAGTTCCTTCTGCAAGAAATGATATTCTTGCTAAGAGATTTGGACTTCCCATGGAGGGCTATACATACTACTTTCCGTATGAGGAGACAATTTGCCATCCGAAACGACTGTATTATGGTATGCCTTGCGCTATGGGAATTGATGCTTCTCAGGGTGATGACTTCTTTGCATTCACATTTTTGTTTCCGCTTAAAGGTATGCAATTCGGAATTAAGACCAGAAACTATATTTCTAGTCGAACAGTCATGAAGCTAAATCCTGCGATGCGGCAGAAATATGAAGAATTCATGGAAGAGGGAAGCTTGATTGTTTTGGATGGAACAACACTCGATCCTATGCAGATTTATGAGGATCTTGATGAATTCATTATCCAGAATAACTATGATGTTCGTGCTGTTGGCTATGATCCTTACAATTGTACGGATTTCATTGCTCGCTGGGCTCAAGAGAATGGCCCATTCGGCATTGAGAAAGTTATTCAGGGCAAGAAGACTGAAACTGTCCCCCTTGGTGAACTTAAGAAGCTTTCTGAGGATCGAGCATTGCTGTTTGATGAGCAGTTGATGACATATTCCATGGGTAACTGTATTACATTAGAAGATGTGAATGGTAACCGTATGCTTTATAAAAAGAGATACGATCAGAAGATTGATGCTGTCGCCGCTATGATGGATGGCTACATTGCATGGAAGCTGAATCGAGATCTCTTTGATTAATTTCCTTAGGAAGGAGGAAAATTATGGCTGTTTACGGTCCTTGTGGACAAGAAGAGCTTTATCACTATGGTGTTCTCGGCATGAAATGGGGGATTCGGCATAACCCAGTAAAGGCATATGAAAAATCCTCTGCAAAAGCCAAAAAGAATCGCGAAAAGTATGACAAAGCCAAGAATGCAGAACGAAGTCTCTCTTATACTATTTCTCAGCGTCGTATGAGTGCTTTTAAAGGGCGCCGAAATACTTCGAAACTTGAGAAGAAGCTTGAGGGGAGAAGCGCAAAAACAATTCGGCGTGCTCAAAAAGGTGCCAAGTGGTACAAAGCTATGGAGAGCAATTTCGCAAAAGTAGACATGAAACTCGCTAAGAAACAGAAAGATGAACTTGAAATGTATCTCAAGGAATTGGATGCATTTAATGATCGTCTTGCCGAGGCTCGCGAGAGACGTCGCGGATAAAATTCAAAATGAGTGCATACCCCTAATAAGGAGGACCCCGCATGGATCTATCTTTTGGTTCCAGAATAAGGCGTGCGTGGAACGTCTTTAAAAATCGGGACCCGATGACTGATATGTCCTGGCGATTGGGCTATGGGGACTCTCAACGGGCTGACCGAGTGATTCTGTCATCCAACAATGAGAAAACAATTGTGAATGCGATTTACAATCGGATCGCATTGGATGTTGCATCACTGAAATTTCGACATGTTCGTCTTGATGAGAATGAACGATTTAAGGCGGAAATGAGCACGGGCTTGAATGAGGTTCTTAAGACTGAAGCAAACCTGGATCAGAGCGGACGAGCATTTGTTCATGATATGGTTTTGTCCATGATTGATGAAGGCGTCGTTGCCGCAGTTCCTGTCGAAACAACAGATGACCCTGAAGTATCCAGCTCTTATGATATCTTGCAAATGAGAGTTGGTCCAATCGTAGAATGGTATCCACAGCATGTAAAGGTGCGTCTTTACAATAGTGTAACGGGCCAACGCCAGGACTTCACTTTTAGAAAGAGAGATGTGGCGATCCTCGAAAACCCGTTTTATGCAGTAATGAATGCACCAAACTCCACCCTGCAACGTCTTATTCGAAAGCTTCGCCTTTTGGATGTAATTGATGAGCAGGCTGGATCTGGTAAATTGGATTTGATTATCCAGCTCCCCTATACGATTCGTAGCGAAGCACGTCAGCAGCAGGCCGAGGTTCGTCGAAAGTCTGTTGAAGACCAGCTTGCTGGGAATAAACTCGGTATCGCATATATCGACAGCACCGAGAAGGTAATTCAGCTCAATCGCTCTGTTGAGAATAACCTCTTGAAGCAGGTTGAGTATTTGACGAGTATGCTTTATAGCCAGTTAGGTTTCAGCCAGAGTATTCTGGATGGTACAGCCGACGAGCAGACGATGTTGAATTACCAGAATAAGACTGTCGAACCTTTGGCATCCACAATCACTGATGAGTTTAGGCGAAAGTTCTTGACTAAAACTGCCCGGACACAAGGACAGTCTGTCATGTTCTTTACTGAACCCTTCCGCATCACTCCTGTCAGCCAGATTGCTGAGATTGCCGATAAGTTCACCAGAAACGAGATCCTTACCAGTAACGAAATCCGCCAGATTATCGGCATTAAACCTTCTGATGATCCAAAGGCTGACGAACTGCGTAACTCGAACCTCAATCAAGAGAAACAAGGGGACGAACCTTCTGGTGGATTTGCAGATTTATTAAAGAAAGGAGAAAACGCAGATGTATGATTGCGAAGGCTATGTAACCCGATATGGTGTGAAATGCACTGATGGCGTTACAATTAGTCAGGGAGCTTTTGCAGATCAAAATGGCGCTAGAGTTCCGGTGGTGTGGATGCATATCCATGATGATGTCGAAGCTGTTCTTGGCCATGCTGACCTGGAAGCACGTGACGATGGTGTCTATGGAAAGATTTCTTTCAATGGCACCGAGGCTGGCATTGCTGCAAAGGAACTTGTAAGCCATGGAGATGTAAGCGCATTCTCCATTCATGCAAATCACCTAACTAGAAACAAGTTTACAAATGTTGTCTCTCATGGCAATATTAAGGAGGTAAGTCTTGTTCTGGCCGGAGCGAACCCTAAGGCATATATCGAAAAGTTGAATCTCACTCACAGTGATGATGGTGATGACGATTTCGATGATGCAAATATTTTCACAGCTGGCGGTATTACTCTCGCCCATGCTGATGAGGAAAAGAAGGAGGACCCCGAAGTGAAAGACGAAGATCTGAAGCACGAGGACCAGAAGAAAGAAGAGAACCCCGAAGGTAATGAGAAGACCGTGAAGGATGTTCTCGACACCCTGAATGAAGAGCAGCAGGCCGCCGTTGCCTATATTATTGGCAAAGCTCTCGAAGAAAAGGGCGGTAGCGTTGAACACAACGATGATGACGATGAGGAGGATAATCCCGATATGAAGCACAATGTCTTTGACCCTGAGAATGCCGCGACTCCCACTCTGAGCCACGACGATATGCAGAAGATTCTGAAGGATGCCAAGCGTCTGGGCTCTTTGAAGCAGGCTGTTCTGGAGCACTGTGAAGCTGGCGGCGATGATGCTGAGGCCCTGCAGGATGTTATCCAGCATGCTGACGGCGATTATGGTGTGACCAACGTCGGCTATCTGTTCCCCGATGCTCGTAAGATGACCAATGAGCCCATCTTCATTCAGCGCGATCAGACCTGGGTTTCTCAGGTTATGAGCAAGGTCCATCGCACTCCCTTCTCTCGCATTAAGTCCATCTTTGCTGACATCACTGAAGATGAGGCTCGTGCGAAGGGCTATATCAAGGGTAAGCTGAAGAAGGAAGAGGTTTTCTCCCTGCTGAAGCGCACTACCACTCCTACCACCATCTATAAGAAGCAGAAGATGGACCGCGACGACCAGCTCGACATCACCGACTTCAATGTTGTTGCCTGGCTGAAGTCTGAGATGCGGATGATGCTGAATGAGGAACTGGCTCGCGCCATCCTGATTGGCGACGGCCGTCTGGCTTCCAGCGATGATAAGATCAATGAGCAGAACATTCGTCCTGTCTGGACTGATTCTGAGCTGTTCACCGTGAAGTACCCCGTGACTGCTGGCACTAGCGATGCCGAGCATGCCAAGAACTTCATCAAGGCAGTCGTGAAGTCTCGTAAGCTGTACAAGGGCTCCGGCAACCCCGATCTGTATACCACTGAGGATATGCTGACCGAGATGCTGATGCTGGAGGACACTACCGGCCGCGTGATCTATGACACCGTTGAGAAGCTGCGCACCGCCCTGCGTGTGAACAGCATCGTGACGATTGAGTCTATGGTTGGCCTGACCCGCAGTGATGATACCGGCAAGACTCAGGCTCTGGATGCTCTGCTGGTCAACCTGAATGACTACAACGTCGGCGCTGATAAGGGCGGCGAGGTCAACATGTTCGATGACTTCGACATCGACTACAACCAGTATAAGTATCTGATGGAGACTCGTTGCTCTGGCGCTCTGACTCGTCCCTACGCCGCCATTGCTTTCGAGGTCCAGAAGGACTAATCTGAGATAGCAGAAAGGAGAATTCACTATGGACATGATTTTTAAGGATGCGAAGGACAAGAATGTCGCTAAGGTGATCATTTATGTTGCTTCTAGCAAGGCCTACGTTGACGCTGCTCACAAGACTCAGATGACGACCTCTCAGCTGAAGGACGCTTTCCTGAAGGGCGCTGTTCTGGAGATCGAGAACGGCTATGCGGTTCCTCTGTTCTACACCGAGACTGCTAAGGTCGGCACTGTTAGCGGCGTGAGCGCCATGACTGCTAGCGCTAACACCCTGGTGACTGCCGCGGCTAAGGCCGACTGATCAAAAATTCAAAATGGCAAAGTTTTATGGCGCAATCGGCTTTGTTGTGCCGATGGAAACTGCCCCGGATGTTTATACGGAGACTCCGGTAGCTCGTTACTACATGGGTGACGTTATCCGAAATGTGAAAAAAGCAACTTCTGGCGAAGGCATTAATGATAACATTGATATCAATAACCAGGTTAGCATTGTGGCTGATCCGTTTGCTTTTGCGCACTTCTTTGCCATGAGATATGTTGAATGGATGGGGACGTATTGGAATGTTCAATCTGTTGAAGTCCAATACCCCCGTCTAATCATCTCGATCGGAGGTGTGTATAATGGCGAAATCGCGTCAACAACTATCTGAGATCTTGAATAAGATCATGGGGGTTTCGAAACGCGTATATTTTCAGCCTCCGGCCACAATTAAAATGTCATACCCATGTATTATCTACAAATTTGACGACATTGATACAACATTTGCAGATAATAATCCGTATTCACTTACGAAGAAGTACGTGGTAATGGTTGTAACAAAAGACCCTGATTCTGATCTTCCTATGAAGATTGCACAGCTCCCCATGTGTACAATGAATCGGGCTTATCCGTCTGATAACCTATATCACTATGTCTTTGATCTTTATTTCTAAGGAGGAACAATCCTATGGCTAGACTCGAATGGGATAAAACTGGCGAGCACCTTTATGAGACTGGTGTAGACCATGGTGTCCTGTATTTCCCCGATCAGACTGGCGCCTATAAGAATGGCGTTGCTTGGAATGGCCTGATTTCCGTTTCTGAATCCCCCTCTGGCGCTGAGGCTACCGGCCAGTATGCCGATAACATCAAGTATCTGAACCTGATCTCCGCCGAGGAGTTCGGCGCGACCATTGAAGCCTATACCTATCCTGAGGAGTTTGAGGCTTGCAATGGTAATAAGGAGCTCGTCGATAGTACCGGCGTCTATGTCGGTCAGCAGTCCCGCTCCGTCTTTGGCTTCTGCTATCGTACCATGATCGGTAACGATACCGATGGCCAAGACCATGGTTATAAGCTGCATCTGGTGTACGGTTGCCAGGTGTCTCCCTCTGAGAAGGCTTATCAGACCATCAATGACTCCCCCGAGGCTCTGACCTTTAGCTGGGAACTGTCCACTACTCCTGTCAACGTGACTGGCAAGAAGCCTACTGCACTGCTGGTGATCGATTCTACCAAGATCGATAGCGCTAAGCTGGCCAAGATCGAGGCCAAGCTGTATGGCGACGAGACCGCCACTGGTGCAGTCCTGCCCACTCCCGACGAGATTGCAGAGATCCTGAACGCGGCCTAATCATCTTGAGGGGCTGGGAGTGGTTATCCTGGCCCCTCTTTAAAAAATCAAAATGAATAAAAAGGAGAAAGATCTATGATTAAGCAGCATGTTTCTTATGAGGACTATGATGGCAATAAGGTCGAGAAGGACCTGTGGTTCCATCTGAATAAGTCCGATCTTGCCAAGATGAGCCTTGGCTTTGACAATGGCCTGATCGATGGCCTTACTGAACTCCAGCAGAAAGGCGATAAGAAAGCTGTCGCTGAGTTCATCGATAACCTGCTCGTGAATGCCTATGGTGTTCGTAAGCCTGGTAGCGATGTCTTCCTGAAGACCGCCGAAATCAAGGAAGATTTTCAGTATTCTCTCGCACATGATGAGATCCTGATGATGCTGCTCGGCGGTGAGGATGATGAGATCATCAACTTCATCGTGGGTATTATGCCTGGTATGAGCGCTGAGGATCGCGCTGATGTGATCGAGAAGGTTAAGAGTGCTCAGGAAGCTAAGAAGCTCCCCGAGTCTACTGAGGCAAGTGAGAATGCTTAAGCTGGTCGTCCCGGCGACCGAAGTTTATGACGAAGAGCTCGAGAGGTTTCGGACGTATCCGGCGAAAGTACTTATGCTCGAGCATAGCCTTGTCTCAATTTCAAAATGGGAATCCAAATGGTGTAAACCATACTTAAATAGTCAACTAACTCCAGCGGAATCACGTGACTATGTCCGCTGTATGACATTGACACAGAACGTTTCGGATGAAATTTACGAAAGATTGAGTCCGCAAAACATTCGAGACATTGATGCTTACATTTCTGCACCAATGACCGCAACCACAATTACGCATCATGATACTAAAAAGAAGCCAGTATTTGGAAAAGGGCAAATAGTTACTTCTGAAGTAATTTACGGATGGATGATTGCCTTTCAAATTCCTGTTGAATTCCAAAAGTGGCACCTGAATCGCCTTATGATGCTGATTGAGGTTTGCAATGAACAGCAGAATCCGAAGAAGAAACCTAAGAAGGAAACTGCTCGAGACTATGCTAAGCTGAATGCTGAGCGTAGAAGAAAACTAGGAACGAAAGGGTAATCTTATGGCAATTTATAAGTCCATTCCAGTGAATAAATGCCAAATCCGACTGATCGATAATCGGAAAACAAAGTATACACTTTCGAAGATGTGGGAATTGTATGGCGGTCTGAATGTAACGATCATGAATGGCCCCTTCTTTAATATGTCAACGAGAAATCCTCTTGCACATACTAAGATTGAAGGAACTACATTGTATCGACCGACATACAACGAATTTGGCATTGGTTGGAAAAAAAATGGCAATCCAGAATGGGGTATTCTGCCACATGATGAGTTTGACAGTTACTTTACAAATACGGTTGTCATTCCAAATGGCAAAAAGAGAAGAAATCTCACATCGCATGTAGATGCCGATGGCACTAAAGCGAGACCTCGTTTGACTAGTCGTCCCGCTTTCGGCTTCAAAGGAAACAATTTTGTATTCGGAATCGAATCTAAAATCGGACTGTGGGATTTCCAAGATCTTCTGTATAAGAAGGGCTGGGACTATGCTCTGATCGGCGATGGCGGAGCCTCTACGGCTTTTAGAGATTCTACTCGAATTGTCAAGCCATCCAGAACTATTTCAGTATACGTCATCATTTCCGAAGTTGTAGAAACTGAGGTTGATGAACCAAAGGGGGAGAAACCTATGATCCCTATTTATGCGTATAGTTGGAAGAAAGATGGTGAAAAGAAGCTTTCTTCTAACTTTAAAGTTAAAGAGTTTCGTTGCAAGGATAATACCGATACTATATTTGTAGCACCGGCATTGGTTAAACTCTTGCAGGAAGCTCGAGAATACTTCAAGAAGCCGATTGTCATTAACTCGGCTTATCGAACAGAACCTTACAACAAAAAGATTGGCGGCGCAGAATATAGCCAGCATAAGTATGGTACTGCGGCAGACATCTATATTTCTGGTATTCCTGTTAAGACGATTTACGATTGGTTTGACAAGAAACTTGGAAATTCTGGTGGTGTCGGTCTTTATAAAAAATTTGTTCATGTGGATGTTCGAGAAGTAAAGGCTCGCTGGAGTTAAGCGGCCTTAAGAAAGGAGAATGCGGGTGATAGCCATTAGGACACGTGGAAATTTTAACAATACCGAGAAGTACTTAAAAGGCTTGGCGTCCAAAGACTATCGCCCCATTCTCGATGCATATGCTAGACGCGGATTGGAAGCTCTGATTCGTGCGACCCCGGTAGATTCAGGCATAACTGCTGAGTCCTGGGGTTATAAAATTCAAAATGATTCGCAGGGCATCTCGATTGAATGGTATAATACCAACACAATTGATGGCTACGCATTTGGCGGCAAAGGAACCCCTGTGATCATCCTCCTCCAGTATGGGCATGCAACTGGCACTGGCGGATATGTCGAGGGCTATGACATCATTAATCCAGCCATTCGGCCGATATTTGATGAACTCTCTAAGGAACTGTGGGAGGAGGTTAGAAGATAATGTCTACGACAGTTGATAATCGCGTTGTACAAATGCGATTTGATAATGAAGAGTTTGAAAAGAAAGCAAGTAAAAGTTTATCTACTCTAGATCGACTTAAGAATGCTTTAAAGTTTTCTGGCGCTTCGAAAAATCTTGACAAAGTAAATGAATCTTTCAAAGAGGTAGATGCAAATCCCCTTTTGAAAGCTATCGAGGGAATTAACGGCGGATTTACAACTATGGTAGCAAAAGCTACACTTGTAAATCGTGCTACCAATGCCCTTATTGATACAACAAAGCGTTTTGTCAATAGTATGACACTTGACCAGGTTAATGCTGGCTGGGATAAGTATGCTGAAAAGACAAGCGCTGTTCAGACCATCATGGCGGCAACTTCTAAGGACTTCAAAGACACTGGAGTCCAGATGAGTTACGTTAATAGTCAACTGGAAAAGTTAAATTGGTTTACTGATGAAACCTCTTATAACTTTACTGATATGGTCGGAAACATTGGTAAGTTTACTTCCAATGGCATTAAACTTGACAAATCTGTCACGGCTATGCAAGGTATTGCTACTTGGGCTGCTCGTTCCGGTGCTAATGCTAATGAAGCTAGTCGTGCTATGTATAACCTTTCACAAGCGTTGTCAACTGGCGCGGTTAAGTTGATTGACTGGAAATCCATCGAGAATGCAAACATGGCTACCGCGGAATTCAAAGAAAACGCAATTGAAGCAGCTGTTGCGCTTGGAAAGCTTAAGAAAAAAGGTGACGGAACTTACGTCACCATGAAGAATAATGCTGTTAGCGTTCAGAATTTCAACAATGCGCTTTCTGATGCATGGTTTACATCGGATGTTTTGCTGAATGTTTTGGATCGTTATGGCGGATTCACAAATAAGCTTTATGAAGTATCTTCTGCTACAGATTTAACTGCTACACAGTTACTTTCGGCTGTAGATAAGTATGCAGAAGGAACACTTGATCTTCAGGCTTATGCCAGTATGACAGGTGTTGATATAGAAGAACTTCGTGGATATCTGGATGAATTAAGTTCTTCTACTTATGAACTTGGCCGAAAGTCTTTTCAGTCTGCACAGGAAGCTAAGACATTTGCAGAAGCTATTTCTGCAACATCTGACGCTGTGTCTACTGGCTGGATGAAGACCTTTGAATTGATATTTGGTGACTACGAAGAAGCTAAAAAGCTTTGGACAAACCTCGCCAATGTTCTTTATGAAGTCTTTGCTGCATCCGGCGATGTTCGTAATGAACTGTTTGAGGGCTGGCGTGAAGGCGGCGGCCGAAAGACTATGCTTGAAGGTATCAATGAAACGATGGAGGCCATCCTTCGTGTCATTAAGCCTTTTAAAGATGCATTCCGAGATATTTTTCCTGCTAAAACAAGCCAGGATCTTTTGAATTTCACGAATGGTTTCAAAAAGCTAATGAAAGCTCTACAATTGAATTCTCGTCAGATGACGAATCTCCGTAGGGCTGCTCGTGGCGTGTTTTCAGTATTTGACATTCTCTTTAGTACACTCAAACAGCTTGGAAATACTATTAAGAATCTAGTTGCTCCAGAATTGGGTAGCTTTGGCGATCTGGTTCTTGAAATACTTGGCACCGTTGGCGATTTGCTTTATGGTTTTAGGAACATGATCCTATCTGGCGAAAAACTTAATATTAGTTTTGAAAAGATTGGTTCTGGTGCTAAGAAACTTATCGAGATTCTTAAGAATCTCTTTATTCAATTTAAGAACAGCAAGATTGGACAGACAGTGTTTAAGCTTTTGGTAACTACTATTGAGGCAAGTGCCGGAGCAGCTTTGAAACTTCTTAATTACATTTCTGAAACAGTTTCCAAAATAAAAGGGATTGATAAACTAACATTTCCTAATTTGATTGGGATCTTTAGTCAAATCGGAAAAGATGCATGGAGTTGGTTTAAAGGACTTACAACTAATATTACTGACACCAATGGTCTTCTTGAAAGTTTCAAATCCACTGTTGAAAGTGTCTGTAATAAAACCGGTGCAAGTTTTGATAATCTAACTAGACGAATCTCTATTGTGTTTAATACGCTTAGAGATTGGCTTAAGGATGTTCCTTGGGGAGCACTTTTAAGTATTGCTTTTGGTTTCGGAATTATCCAGTCTGTCAATAACTTTACAAAAGTAATGACCCAGTTTGCTACAGCAATTGGCAATCTTACTGGTGGCTTTGCTGGCCTTATGACAGGCATCAATAAAGTTATGACATCTGTTGCTGGTATGTTTGATGCTGTTAAAAATTCTATAAATGCACCAAACTATGTGAAAATGGCAAAAGCTGTTGCCATCTTGGCAGCTTCTTTGACTGTTCTTGCTTTACTGCCGACTGACAAACTTCAAAATGCAGCAGTTATGTTGACCGCTACTATGGTAGCATTTGGAATCTTCGTTAAGGCACTTACGATGATGCCGACGTTGGCTGCAACTGGTGCGGCGGCTGCAAGTATTCTTGCTAAAGTTGTTGCTGCATTGGCTGGAAGTCTGCTTCTCCTCGCTTCTGCATTTAAGATGCTTGAGGATATGGACCCGAATATTCTTTTGGATAATGTTCTTGCTATTGGTGTTCTCGTAGGAACACTTGCAACGGCGGCAACATTAATGACCAATAAGATGGGCCTCCTAACTGCATCTGTTGGAAATACTGGAGTTCTTAATAGTGCTGCTGCAAATATCCTAGCAATGTCTGCTTCGATATATATTATTGCAAAAGCACTTAAGAATATTTCTGATATTTCCTTTAGAGATATTAACTCTGTTATTAATGCTTTGGTTTTGGCAACTGGCTCTGTAATAGCACTATCGATTGCTCTTAGTAAGTTGAAAGGAACTTCTCAACTGAAAAGCGCTGGTGCAATTCTTACAACAGTGCTTGCATTGTCTGCCGTATTGAAACTTATCCAGAAACTTGAGAATTATGACATAGATGATATCTGGGGCGTAATTAAGAAACTTGGGTTAATGATCGCTGCTTTGGCCGCAGTATTTGCCGCAACGAATCTTGCAGGTACTAATGCTGCTAAGGCGGGCGCTCTTATGGGCGGCATTGGTCTCGGAATTTATGCAATCATGGCTGCTGTTGCACTACTCGGAAACTTTAAAACGCAGACTCTGGTCAAGGGAATTGCCGCTGTTGGATTCTTGACTCTGTTCATGGGCGTTTTGATTGCATTCTCTAAATATGCTGGAAAAGATGCTCATAAGGTTTCTGTGACGCTTCTTGCTGCATCTGCTGCTATTGGTGTTCTTGCCGTTATTGGTGGCATTGTTGGGTATCTTGACACTGGCGCTATGATCAAGGGTCTTGCCTATGTTGCTGGTCTTTCTGCAATCTTTATTGCAATGATTTATGCCACTGCCAAGGCAAAAGATATGAGTAAGAGCATCACAACTATGACCATTGCAGCAGTTGCTTTGGGCACTATGGTTGCTGCTTTGAGTATCGCCATGAAAGATAGCCCAGAGACATTCAAAACAGCTACATATGGCCTCTCTATGATGCTTGTTGCATTCGGCGTCATGGGCTCGCTTACTAGCAAAGCTGAAATAAGTATTAAGTCCATAGCCATTCTAACACTTGCTGTTGGAGGACTTGCAACAATTTTAGGATTGCTTGTTACTCTGGCGCCAAATCTTGGCCAAGCAATAGAAGCTGCCACTGGTGTTACTACATTGGCAGTTGGATTGTCCGTTATGGCAGTCGCATTGTCGAAGTCATCTGTAGGCTTAATTGCACTAGGTTCTGGCGGAGTAGCATCCCTTGCCGGTATCGGCATTGTTTTGCTAGCTCTTGTTGGAGTATGCACAACACTTGGGGTCATTCTTGCTATTATCAATAGTCTAAATGTTCCTGATGATCTTCCACAAAAATGCCTGACGATTTCTCAGGCACTTGGAAACCTTGTTGCAGGTTTTGTTGCCGGCGGTATCGGAACATCCATAACGATCCTTGGCGAATCCATTAAAGCATTCAATGATTCCATGGCCAATGTGAAGTTTGACCAAGTTAGTTCCGGCATTAAGGCAGTGATTGCATTTGCTGGTGGATTGGCTATCTTGGCAACTGTCGGACTCTTCGAAGTTTTTGTTGGTGCACCGGACCTCGAACAATTCAAAATGCAATGCGGATTGCTTGGTCAGTCACTTACTGCTTATAGCCAGGGCCTTGTTGGATGCAATATGGATGCTATCACTGCGTCTCTTCCCGCAGTAAATGCTCTCGTCGAGATTGCAAATACAATTCCGAAACAAGGCGGTCTCTTCAATCTCTTTACTGGAACTCAAAATCTTGCTGGGTTTGGTCTTCAGTTGGTTCTGTTTGGTGCAGCATTAACCGGGTATTCTCTTGCCGTTAAACTTTGTGATAATACGGCCATTGCGAATTCCCTGCCTGGTGCGCGAGCATTGGTCGAGATTGCAAATACAATTCCTGATTGGAGTATCTTTGGTTTCTTCTTTGGAAAGCAGAGTCTTGCTGTATTTGGCTATCAGCTTGAAATGTTTGGTCAATCGATGGCAGCATATAGTAGAAGCATTAGTGGTGTTGATTTCTCTATTATGCAACAATCGGTGGCTGGTGCACGAGCTCTTGTTAGTATTGCCAATTCTCTTCCCAAAGATAATATCCTGGCTCGGTTTGTTGGCAAGCAGAACCTTGATAATTTCGGTGAGACTGTCGCCAAATTTGGTGGGCATATTGCTAAGTATTATCAGAATCTTTCTGGTATTCAGATAAACAATGCCGCCACAAACAATATCATCACTGATTTGCGTCGATTGATCGCATTTCTTCCTGAGATTCAAGAAGTTGGCATGAAGGCTCTTACGGAATTCAGCTCTGAAATTTCTAACTTTGGTTGGAATTTGTGGCAGTTCTTCTCTTATACTTCTCAGGTTCAAGACCCGACACCGCTTGATGTACTTTGCCAGAATGTTGTTCAATCCATCACAGCACTTCGTGAGTATATTGAGCAATTCCGTCAGGCCGGTCAAGATTGCGTTGCTGGATTTTTGGAAGGTGTTGCCGGTAACGAATCTCTTGAGACTGTTAAGACCAGTGGTGCTAATTTCGGTAATGCATTTCTGAATGGTTTCCGAAATGTTACTGGATGGCATTCTCCGTGGACTGAGATGATAGCTGCTGGATGGGATGCTATTAAGGGTTTGTTCTTGCCAACTGAAAGTGAAGAAGCAAAAGCCCCTGGTGAAAATCTTGGTAACAAAACTCTCGAGGGATACGATTCGGCAACCAATGGGAAGTTCGAAGAAAAGCCTGCCAAAGCAGCAGCCGAACTAGCAAAAGGTGCTATTGCAAATGGCGATAAGGCCGAATCTGCTGGTGCCTATATGGGTAGCCGTATGCTTCAGGGTATTGAAAAAGCTGGGACAGATCTGAAAGGATGGGCTAAGGATACTGCTAGAAAAGTTACTGGGGCTGTCGATGATGAATATTCTGGTGTTGATAAGAATGGTGGTCTTGTCGGGCTTTTTGGTCTCGGGTTCGATACTAGTGAGACTAATTCTGCAGCTTCTAATCTTACCAACACTCTTACCAATACCCTTACTGATACAGTCACGCAAGCAACCAATAACTCGTCTGGTGCATTCTCTGCTTCTGGTACAAAGGCTGCAGATACATTCCTAACAGCATTCGAATCGAAGCTTTCTGACCTTGATCTGGATCTTTCTACAATTGATTTGGAGCAGGAACTTTGGGAAGCAACGATTGGCAAGACTGCTTCTGAGCAGGATAAGAAGGCTAAGGAAACTGAAGTCATTACTGAGAAGATCAAAATTCAAAATGAGAAAGTTGATCAGGCAAACCAGAAATATGAGTACACTGTCAAGAAGATGGGCAAGACAAGCGAAGATGCTAAGAAGGCCTATCAGCAGCTTTTGCAGGAACAAGTCGATCTTGCAAATCTGATGAGTAAGCTTGACGAGTCTCGTAACACGGTTGCTGACAACTCGACTGATGCGATGGTTGCATATGCGCAGTACATTGCTGAATCTCAGGATGATCTTCTTAAGATGGGCTTCACGATGGAGCAGATTTCGGCTGCCGCGGCTGAGCGCACAGGTTATAACCTGAAGAATACAACTCAGACGATGACCGATTCTGTAACTGGTGCAGTTTCTACTGCTATGAATACAGTTTCTGACACCTATCTTGCCACAGCGGAATCCACACTGGGAGCTCTCACTACCAATTTTGAGAATTACGGTGTCCAGTATGCCACCTCGATTGGCAGTGGTATGGTAACAACGACTTCTGCTGTAACTGCTGGCGCACAGGCTTTGACAACTGCTGGTAAGAATCAACTTACACAGGATTCTGGTCAATGGTACACACTTGGTCAAATGTGCGCAGAAGGTTTTAAACAGGGCATCCTTTCTAAGGCTGATGAGATTGCGACGGCCGCTGCTGCAGTTGCTAATGCAGCATTCTCTGCTGTTCAGGTTGCCATCGACTCTCACTCTCCTTCTCGTAAGTTCATGTGGCTTGGTGAGATGGCAGGCCTTGGCATGTCGATTGGTTTTCAGAATATGGAAGGTGAAGTTTCTCGATCTGCAACTCGTGTCTCTGAGGAGACAATTGCTGCTGCAAGAGATACGATCGGACAGCTTGCCGACATCATTGATACTGATCCGACGCTTCATCCGCAGATCGCTCCTGTTGTCGATTTGGCGTATGTTCGCTCTGGGTTTAATAAACTCGGCTCAATGAAGACGCCGGTTATCAGTACTTATGTAACTGGTGCTCGTGTAAATGCTGTTGCAAATTCTCTGAGCTCTCATGAGAATGGCATGAAACAGCCGGTCCCACAGAATAATCAAAATGGGCCTCAGGTTGTTGAGTTCGTGCAGAATAACTATTCTCCGAAGGCACTCAGTCGGTCTGAGATCTATCGGAATACAAATAATCAGTTCACTGCTTTCAAGGAGGCGATTTCTAGGGTATGATCAAGTCCATTAAGGTAACTAACCCGAAGGGCGAGTCTCTCGAGCTGGATCTCTTTCATCCTGAAAAATCGGGGCTGATTGTTAAGAGTATTACTGGCCTGGGACCCCCGAAAGCTAACATTAATTCAACGGATCTGGCCACGGCAGATGGGGCTCTTTACTCGTCTGCACGGGCCAGCACCCGTAATATTGTCTTCAATCTGCAATTCATGTTTGCACCGACGATTGAAGATGTCCGACAGAAAACCTATAAGTACTTTCCTCTAAAAAAAGAAGTTACGATCCGTGTTGAAACCGACAATCGTTCTTTGGAAACGAAGGGCTATGTGGAGTCTAATACACCGGATATTTTCTCTCGAGAGGAAGGCGCACAGATTTCGATCCTCTGTCTGGATCCATTTTTCTACGATCCTTACCCAAGTGTAACCCAGTTCGCAACAGTGACACCAAACTTCGAATTCCCTTGGTCTAATGAGTCTTTAGAAGAAGATCTCATCGAGTTCGGTATTATCAATCTTGATACAAGATTCATTCTTGATTATCATGGGGACGTTGACACTGGCGTTCTCATCACAATTCATTCTCTTGGAAAAGTGACTGGACCAATTGTTGTGTACAATGTTGAGACGCACGAGTCTATCAAGATCGATCTGGATCGTATCAAGACATTGATTGGACGAGAATACTCAAATGGCGATGACATCATTATTTCCACAGTTAGCGGAGATAAATATGTTCAGGTCTTGCATGACGGCAAGTATACCAATGCAATTTCTGCTATTGAGAAACTTGCTGACTGGTTCCAGATCTCAGTTGGAAAGAATATCTTTAACTTTACAGTAAAAGAAGGCATTTCCAATATTGCAATGGTATTTTCCTATCGAAATGCTTATGGAGGTATCTAATTATGGAATTCATGGTCTTAGACAAGAACTATGACGGTATCACCATGATTGATACATTCACTTCAGCCATTTGGACAGTTCGGTATGATGAAGCTGGCGATTTCGAGATTTATACGCCTGTTCGGCTTGATTATATTCAGGCCATGCAGATTGGTAATTATCTTTGGAATCGAGACAGTGATCGGTTGATGGTCATTGAGACTGTTGAGATCGAAACAGATGCTGAGAAAGGTCCACAGCTAATTGTGACCGGAAGAAGTCTTGAAAGCATTTTGGATCGACGCATTGTTACAAGCTCTCAGAATTTCTCTGGAAATTTGCAGAGTGTGCTCTTTGCAATTATTCAAAATGAGGTTATTTCTTCTGGTGGAACAAGACGAATCCCTGGATTCTCTTTAAAGACCAGCTCGGATTCTCGAATTACTAGTATCTCAATTTCAGAATTAAGCATTCGTGGTGAAAACGTCTATGATGTAGTCTGTAGTCTTTGCCAAGCAAACAAAGTCGGCTGGCGAATTCTTCCTAAAGGCGCTGGTGGCTTCGAGTTCGAGCTTTATGTTGGCGTTGATCGATCTTATGCACAGTCTGTAAATCCTTATGTCACATTCTCTCCATCTTTTGAAAACCTTTTGAATTCGAACTACATCAAGTCTTTTAAGTCCTATAAGAATAGCATTTATGCTGTTGGAACTTATCAGAAAGAAGTTATTCTTCAAAACAAGTACAAAGATGACAATGGTGAATGGGTGGTTGAGGAGCAGACAACTTACGAAGAAGCTGAGGTTGTTACTTGGCAGTATTCGGAAACGGCGACACCAAGCGGACTCGCTCGAAGAGAAATGTTCATTGACAATGGCGGTGTAAACGATGGCGAACAAGGTGGCGAATATGCTACCTGGAATGCTGTTAATAAAGAAAAAGCCATTGCAGAACTTGGCGAACATCAGACAACTACTGCTTTTGAAGGCGAACTGGAAGCAACCAGACAGTATATCTATAGAGAAGATTTCAACATAGGTGATATTGTTCAGGTCGAAAATGAATTCGGAATTACTGGTACAGTTTACATTTCTGAAATTGTATTTTCTCAGGATGCAAATGGTATCACGATTACTCCTACTTTTACGTCCACGGAGGATGAAACTATTGGGTAAAGGAGGTTCTTTATGGCTGTAACTTATGGCTTTTATAACTCGCTAAATAAGGATCGAGTTTACAATGCTGAGCAAATGAGTTCCATATTTAATGGAATTATTACAGATGGCGTGTTCGCATCTATTGGCGGGTCTTTGATGCCGATTGCGGGAACCGGGATGCAGGTTGTTGTGAAGACTGGTAAGTGCTGGTTTAATAGCACTTGGACGCTGAATGATGCTCTGCTTCCTTTAGATATTCCTGCGGCAGATGTGAGTCTTACTCGAATCGATGCTGTTGTTGTGGAGATTAACTCTGCAGTTAGTACGCGCGCAAACACCATTAAAGTGATTAAGGGCATTCCCTCTGCCAATCCTGCAAAACCCACATTGGCCAATACAGAAACTCTGCATCAGTATGCGCTTGGTTATGTAACCGTCAGTGCTGGTGTGACTAGTATCACTGCTGATAAGATTGAGGTAAATGTTGGCAAGACAACTTGCCCCTTTATTACGTCTGTCCTTCAGCAGACTGATATCACGGCACTGTTTAACCAGTGGGATGCAGAATTTAATGCATGGTTTGCAAATGTTCAGGCCCAACTTTCTGGTAATGTTGCCGCCAATCTTCAGAGACAAATTGATGAAAGGGTTAAAATTGTTGACAAAGCCACAGATTCTGATGTTCTTTTAGGAACTGATGATAGCAAATGGATTACCCCAGCTAAACTAAAAAAAGTAAGAGATGATATTGAGTCAATCGGTGATATCAAACTTACTATTAAAAATTCGCTTGGTGACTCCTGGTTTAAATGCGATGGAAGCTCTGTCGATCTTGGAGTATATCCGAAATATGGAAATGTCATCGAAGAAACAGCATCTCCAGATTCTGGTTGGGCAAAAACAACGAAATTGAAAACCGGAACGAGTGTGAATCAGACATGCGCCCATGGCCCATATGTTGTAGGATACACAGAGGCAGCTGGTGGTGAAAATAAGAACTATACTGTATTAAATCTAAATATATTCAATATCAACTCTAATACTATGATAACAAAAACCATACCGCATCTATTTGGCGATGGGAGTGGCCAATTAGAGCGGTTTAGAGTTGTTGGATTAACCTATCAGAATGGTTCTTGGATATTTGTGGCACTCGATCCGCAGACAATATATACAATAACATCCAAAGATGATTTGAATACGTTTTCTATACAAAAATTCAATTTTGAAAATTCTTATTACGAGCATATGCATACATGGGATGCAAACGAATCGTATTTTGTGTTCGGTGGATGGTGGGCAGGCGGATCTGATCGACTTAGTTCTTGGTATATATATGGCAATATCAAAAACCCAGAATCCATAACCTGGCATGAACAGTACACTAATCATTTTTCAAAATATGCGTATCCATTTAGAAGAGTCACATTATATAATGGAAACCAAATGTTTGTTCAATGCACCTATAGTGGAAATTCGAATTATAGGGATTATGAGAAGATGACTGTAGGAGCGAAATTCGATCACACATCTGACACGCGATACGATAGAGACGTTACGATAAACGGAATATATGGTACTAAAAATGGCCTATATGAATATTTATCTAACGGGCTTTTTAAAGATGGAAAAGAAATTGTTCTTCCTTCTGATTTTACTTTCAGCAATAAAATTAACAGAGACAAATCTTCAAAAGCATATGCATATATTATAGGAACTATTAATACAGATACTGTACTTGTCAAGCTTGAAGGAGCAAGTGCTACCGTACATGCCAGAGTCGCAACGTCATTAGTTCCAGTCGATGACTTTAATGAAACCATAAATGATAAATGGTTTTTAATTGGAAATAAAACTAATTACGGTGCATATTTACCAAATATCAAATTGGATGGATGCAATGCATTTATAAAAGTTAAATAGGCATATCTTATATATTCTCGATCATAAAGATCGTGCATATAAATATTTTAAAAAAGGAGACAAAAATTATGGAAAAGTACATCAAGGCATCTGACGGTAAGGACATTCGTATCTCTACCAGACCCGAGCCCTATGGCGGCTACGATTATGGTTCTCCCATCCCTATGATGGATCCCGATCCTTCTCGTGCCAACACCACCATTACGGCCGGTGGCTTCGAGCTGTCTTATGACAGCAAGGGCTACTGCTACAAGCGCATCAAGATTCGGTAAAATCTCTCAGCACGAACATCTGAAAAACAAACATAAGGAGACGTTACTATGGATCAAAACCAATGGTTTAATACAGGTAGTCCAGCTCCTATGAATGACAGGCAAGCGTTCGAAGCAGGCTGGACGGCTGCTCAAAGACAGATGGCATACTCTCCGCAAGTGCCTCAGATCAATGAGCGTATCTTTCAGCAAACTTCTCAGCAGACTCCTCCTCCGAGACCAACATATCTCCCGGGTCGAGTCGTGAATTCCCCAGATGATATTCGGGCATCTGAGATCCCTATGGATGGCACTGTTGCAGTATTTCCATCTTCTGATTACTCTCATGTAATCTTGAAGGCTTGGAACAGCAATGGCTCCATCCAAACTGAGATCTATCAGCGCATGAATCCCAATGCGGAGCCTGCGCCCGATCCGAGATTTGAGGAATTCAAAATGGCTTTAAATGAGAGGCTGGACAAGCTCGAAAAGATGCTTACGTCCTCTCAGCCAAATCAAAAGTCCTCACGTACTACCAAGCAATCTGTTGAAGAGGAGGTAAAACATGAATAATCCTATTATGGCTCTTGCCCAGATGGCGATGAATCGTATTTCCTCTGATCCGAGTTTTCAGAAAAATCCTCAGGCACGAGCTTTCATGGACATCATGCAACGAGGAGATGTTGCCCAGGGACAGCAAATGGCGAAAAACCTTTGCCAGTCTTTTGGGGTATCTGAACAGGAAGCTTTTCAGCAAGCAAAGTCGTTTTTTAGAATCCCGTAATTGAAATCGTACACTACGAGTTGATTCCGGGGAGCGCGTGGCCTTAGATGAAACTCGTTTTGTAAAATATTTTATTTTTCAAGGAGGATCATTCTATGTTCAACATGAGCGCACCGAGTTTGGCCGATATTGCGGCCGTAACCAGAAACAACAACGGCGATGATGGCTGGGGCGGAAACAATGGCTGGTGGATTCTGATCATTCTGTTTGCACTGTTTGGCTGGGGCAGAGGCGGATATGGCGCTGGTGGCAGCGATGGCGGTTGCGGTTGTGCGACTGCTGGCGACATTCAGCGTGGTTTTGATACCTCTAGTATTGTCAGCAAGCTCGATGGCATCAATAGCGGTATCTGCTCTCTTGGCTATGACCAGCTTGCCCAGATGAACACGATCAATCAGAATATCTCTACGACTGGGTTCGGAATCCAGAACGCGCTTACCCAGATGGGTATCGCAAACATGCAGGACACTAACGCACTTTCCCGGCAGTTGGCTGATTGCTGCTGCGAGAATCGTCAGTCTATCGCACAGGTGCGGTATGATATGGCGACCGACGCATGTGCAATTAAGACTGCCATTCACGAAGTTGGCCAGCAGATCGTCCAGAATGACAATGCGAATTTCCGTGCTCTGACCGATCGTCTGACCCAGCAGGAGATCGACCGGCTGAAGGCCCAGCTCGCCGACAAGGATCTCCTGATCAATCAGCTGAACCTGGGTATTTCCCAGCGTAATCAGACTGAGAACATTGTCTCCCAGTTGAAGGGTAATTGCGGCTGCAATTGCGCTTGCAATTAACTGTGCTGAGGTGGGCTCTCTTCGGAGGGCCCCTCTAAAAAATTCAAAATGAGTGAAATGGAGGTATATTTCGATGATTAAGCTCACGAATCTTACTGCTCAGACAGTACAGCCTGGTCAGTCTGTTACCTTTTCCACGATCATGAAGAGAAGCGGCTGTGCGGAATGCTTCCGTCTTGGAACCGGTAGTGTAAAGCTTTGCAAGCGCCCCGCTTGCTATGAAGCCGTCTTCCGGGCAAATGTAACGACTGAGACTGCTGGTGTAGCGCAGCTTTCTTTTGCAATTGGTGGAGATACCCTGTCCGAATCTACGATGGTTCGCCAGATCGCCGTGGCAAATGCATTCGATAGCATCGCACTTTCTGACCTGATCTCTGTCAACTGCTGTGACTTTGACCGCTTGACTGTCACCAATACTGGTGCTGTTCCTGTGGTCATCTCTGCGAATCCTCTCTTGTATGTCAAGAGAGTATCTTAAGGGGGTGCAGTTATGGCGAACTATGATATTTGCATGATGCGTGAAAAACTCATGAGTTGGACCAAGGAAGCCATGAATGGCAATCCGTCCGAAATCAATGCGCAGGAACTTGGAGAAGTCGTCGACATGATCAAGGATACTTACGAGATGGAGTACTATTGCGCCAAACGTAAGTATTATGAAGAGAAGATCGGCGCTATGGAGGATTATGAGGGCGACGAGCGATTCAAAATGGGTCGTTCCGGCATGATGCGTGTTCTTCCTGAATATGATCATCGGAATCAGCGGTTTGATCCTGATGAATACGATATCTATAGTCGTATGGGGTATTCTGGAAGAGCTCCTCATAGCGATATGGGTCGAAATTGGGATAAGTATCTCGATGCCAGACGGCACTACAATGCCACAAAGTCCGATTCTGATCGTATGGAAATGTCCACAAGTGCAAAAATGCACATTGGGGAGACAATTGCTACACTACGCGATATGTGGCATGATGCCGACCCCGACCTGAGGGAGAAGATGAAGAAGGATTTCTCTTCTTTGCTTCAGGAAATGAACTAACAGCCAAGTCATGGATAGTTTCTTTGTGAATGGGTATCTATGGCGTATCAAACGAGTCCCATATGCAAGTCCGATGTTGATCGAGAAGACAGGTACGCGAACCGTCGCTACAACTGACCCGATAACTCGAACTGTATATTTGCTCGATACGTTAGAAGGAAGCTTTTTCACAACAGTGCTATTGCATGAACTTGGCCATGTGGTCATGTTTAGCTACGGGCTGCTCGATGATGTTCACCGGGCAGTCCCGCGGCATTTATGGATTGATGCTGAGGAATGGGTCTGTAATTTTATTGCAGATTATGGGCTTCAGATCTTCCAGATAGCAAGCACTGTATTGGGTGAAGAAGCCTGGTCATTCATTCCTTATGAACTGGAGCGACTGGTTGTGTGAGGAGTGTCTCTTTATGAACCCGTATATTCAGATGTTCTTTACTATTTTGGCGTCTGTCCTCGCTTCAGGTGGCTTTTGGACTTTGATTCAGATGCACATTAATAAAAAAGACGCCAAGACAAGATTACTGGTAGGCCTTGCTCATGATCGTATTGTAGAACTTGGTATGCAATACATTGAGCGGGGTTACATATACCAGGATGAGTATGAAAATCTCAATGACTATCTGTTTAACCCGTATGAAAAGGCGGGTGGAAACGGATCAGCCAAACGAGTCATGGATGTTGTTCGCACATTACCCATGAAACCAAATCCTAATAAATGAGGTGTTCAAAATGACTCTAAGTAACAAAGTGTATGATACACTGAAATGGATCGCTCAGATCTTGCTTCCCGGATTAGGTACGCTCTATTTTGCCATCTCGGGGATTTGGGGCCTTCCCTATTGCGAACAAGTTGTAGGTACGCTTTCTGCAATCACCGTGTTCATTGGCATGCTGCTTGGGCTGAGCGCTGCTAAGTATCCTGGTGATGGCACAATCAAAATGCAGGGCGCTACTTATAAAACAAAGCTTTCTATTCCTATAGATAAACTAACCGAAAAGAAAAATGTTATTCTCAAAGTTGAGGATGGCGATAAGAAATGACACCCTCTCTCTTCTTCGCATTTGGTCTTGGCTTCTTGGCAGCCATCTTCATTTGCATCTTGGTTATATTTGCCTGCCGAAAAAAGATATTTCGTTTCCTGAATAAACGATTTAAATCGATTACTCGGTGGCTTTTCATAACCGGTCAATTCTTTGCACTCATTTGGGTTAGTACATCCTATATTCTTGCTGCATATGCCACATTTGTTCTTGGCCAGCCGTTCCCGATCGAAACTTTGTCTGAACAGGCAATTGTAGTTTTGCTAGGGACACTTTCTGCCAAAGTTATCGAGAATATTTTCGAGCATAATAATGGCGGGATATTTGGGAAGAACAATTCGACAAATGATAGTGAGACCACAGAGTAGAAAGCATCTAAGAGGGGACCGTGAATATATCATGGTCTCTTCTTTTTTCGCGTAAAAAACATACCATATTATGGAATAGAAAGATTACTAAAATAACATATTTTAAAGGAGAATTATTATGAAAAAGGTTATTGCTATTCTGGGTATGGTTATGGTTATCACTGTAAGCGCTATTGGCGTAATTACTATGATGAACAACAATGAGAAGAACACTGACATTGATACAACTACCATCAACTACATCAGCTACTATGATGCTGACGAAGCTGTTATGAAGTACATCAAGTCTGAGAACGTGTTTGACAATAGTGACAAGGTTACTACTGTTGAGATCGAAGCTCAGCACTTGGCTACTGGTGACTGCTTCTGGAACATCGTAGCACGCGATGCAAATGGCAAGGCAGTTGGCATCATGAGCATTGATTCCGACCTCATCGTTGAGCGTCTTCAGAATTACATCTGAGCACTTATAGGGAAAGCATGGCCTTTCCCTTTTCGCGATATTTTCAAGGTAGTTTATGGAAAGAAAATAAATTTTATGGAGGTATTCTTATGACTACTTTGGAAAGATTTGTGACTATGCTTAGCATTAGTTTGATTATTGCTGGTATGATTGGTATCCATTATTATATGGGTATCGGTTCTGCAGTGGTATTCGGACTTGGTGTGGCATGCATGACCTTGACAATTAACATCGAGAATATTAAAAAAGACTTTCTTGAGATTGAGGCTTAATGGCCTCTTTCTCTTTTCGCGATATTATCTTCATCTATTATGGAGAGAAACTCTACATTATATTTATGGAGGTATTATCATGGGTATTAAGAACGAGGGAACTTTGAAGAGAAGCTGGTTTGTGTTGACAGACGAGGCTTATAAGTTCAGCGGAATTACTGAGGACTATGGATATCCGATCTCTAGCTACAATGGCATTGCCATCGGTCTAGATGATTGGAATACAGAAAGCCTTCAGGGAATCACTGGATTCAGGATCTCAGTCACTAGACGAGAGCTAGTAGAACTTCTGAAAGATTTCAAGGAAACGTATCCCGATGCTCACATTATAGTAATGAGAAGTTAACTCTGCAAAGCAGGAGGCTGTAATAACGGCCTCTTAGCTTTTCGCGATATTTTCAAGGTAGTTTATGGAAAGGAGGAATTCTGCTATGTTTGATTCTATGAAGCGAGGCTTTGGATGGTCATTCGGATTTCTGCTCGGCATCATTGCTATGAATGCTGTGGCAGGAAAATATCTGAAGAAGCATCCGGTCGAAGACAAAGAAGAGACAGAAGAATTCTAAAACACCGGAGAGACTAATCATGGTCTCTCCATTTATTTGGAGGTAAATATGGATACTATTTTTGTAACTGAAAAATTGATTTTGCATGCTGAAAAAGAACAACTGCTCGGCATCTCATTTTGGGATGAGCTTCGCTCAGATGGTTGCAAACTTCATACACAGGTTTTATCAGAACCTGTTTCAATCAAGGATCTCAAAGGTGCTATCGATTTCTATTTGGATGACGATGCGACAGAGAACTCATATACGGAGGAGAAAAATGGATGAGAGAGACCTGGAATTCGCAAGAAATTGGGTCGTACAAGAATTAATATATTGTATTCTGACTGGCTGGTCTGTTGAGTTTCATTCGCTCAATAGCGGGGCCGATCTTAAGATTCAGATTTCAAAATGCGGGAAAAACTCTTATCAAATCATTCCGGTTTCGGACACTGTTCAATTCTATATGAAAATATGTGAAGTTATGAATACTCTTCGTCAAGATATTATGAATAATTTTCCAAATCTTGAACAAGAATACAGAACATGGAGGGAATAATATGTCTAAAGCATTAAAATGTGATCGATGCGGCAAATTCTTTGAACTAAAAGACATGGATGAAAAGTATGGTGACCGCGAGCGTATCTATCATATAACCACTGATATTTATAGCCCACGTAGTTGCGGTATGGATCTTTGCCCAGAATGCTATGGAAAACTTGAAAAATGGATGGAGGTGAATGAAATTGATTCTTGAGATTTTATTGATCGGCGCGACCATGATTCTTTGCACAGTTGCCGGATACATCATCGGTGTGAATGCAACAACAAAAACTTTAAAATTTGTAGGGACGCTTAATATCGCTCATGATATTGATGGCGAAAAGTACACAAGTTTGGTGATCAATAAGCAGAATTCTGAATTTATGGATGATGAATCCATTAAATATATCTTAATGAATGTGAGTCATATTTATGCGGAAAAACAAGAGGCTAAAACGCCATGACAGATCGAGAACAAAAAATCATAGACAATATGGGTTTAGTTCATTATGTTCTCCATAAATATTTTCCGCTATATATGGACAATCAAGATAATATTCAAAATGGATATGTTGGACTGATCAAAGCCGTCGATTCATTTGACGAATCTACGGGGAATACATTCTCAACATATGCGGCGAGATGTATATTCAATGAGATTGCTATGGGCTTGCGAAGACAGAACAAATATGCAAAAGATATTTCGCTTCAAACAGTCCTTGCAAAAAGCGACAAACGAGATGAGCCTCTTACAATTGAAGATATTCTTATATATGAGGATGATTATACACCGATGTATATTCAAGAATTTGTTCAATGCCTCGATGAGCGAGAAATTACAATACTTAGATATTTAATGGACGGAAAGACCCAAAAATATGTAAGTGATCATTTAGGAATGACGAGATCCAACGTTTGTCGAATTGTAAAAGTCATGCGGTCAAAGTGGAAAGAATGCCGCTATAAAGGAGGCAACTATGAATCTTAACGAACTACGAGAAGCTATGGCGTCTGATGCAACAAAGGAAAATGC